GTGGTGAACATCACGCTGCTAGTCTTCTTGCCAAAAACCATTGCTCTTGTGTTGTTGGCCACAGCCATACAGTTGATTGGGCTGTCCGTTCTAGTCCTACTGGTGGCCGAATTATGGGTCTTGTGGCAGGCGTATACCAAAACTACAAAAGCTCGTGGGCGGGTAACATCAACCACTTGTGGTGGCCCGGACTTGTCTACTTACGAGGAGTTGAAGATGGAAGATATGATCCAGAGTTCATCTCATTGGGCGCGTTACGGAGGGAATACTCCAGATGACCCAGTATAATATAAAAGAGGCGACCGTAGAGGGGGAGTTTTGCTATTGTGTTTATTACAATGGGCTCCTCTATAAGGAATTGGCTTACTTCAAGGATGAATTTTATGCTAAGGTTCTCTTAAAGGCCCTAGAGATTAAGGATATGAGGTATGAGTAAAACAGTCCACAAACTCAAATTCGCTAATAACCAAGAGGCCGACCCTTCTAAGTGTGTATATACTAATTGGGATGACTACACTAACTCTACCCCAATTAAGGATATCCCGGTCACAGTGGTTTTGTTTGTAACTGAGTATTATCTTAGATGTCTGAAAGTGCACCCTGACGTTCTTAACTCTTCCTTGGTAGGTGGTTATGAGATTAACGACAAGGCCGTGTTTTATGAGAGGTCTCTTGAGAACATCTTGGGTGTAAACCTTATCAGTGTTGTGAAAGACCCAGAGGACATGCGCGTAGAGGTTTGGCACAAGTGAGTAAACGATCAGACTTCGACAAGATACCTCGTGACTACTACCCCACAACGGACCCTAAATCAATTCCGCCTAAGTTCATTGAGTTTATCCGTGGGAAGACTTATGCAGAGCCTTGCTGTGGTGAAGGAGACCTTGTAGACCTGCTCATGGACATTAGCATCTGTAGGTGGGAATCTGATATAGAAGACAGGGGTGCAGGTAAGGTATGGGACGCTATGTGCCTCTCGAAACATGAACTTGAGAAATGTGACCTGATTATTACCAACCCACCTTACACTAAGAGTGTCCTGCTTCCTATGATAGATCACTTCATTAGCCTTAAACCCACTTGGTTGTTGTTGCCTTCTGACTTGATGCACAATATCTACTTTGCGCCTTACATGAAGAGGTGTTCTAAGGTGGTGTCGGTAGGGAGACTTTTTTGGTTTAGGTCGGAGTGGGTTACTAAAACCCTTACGCCTGATGACCCTGCGTTGACGACAGAGTTGACTGAAAAAAAGTGGTTCTGGCAGAGAGTCTTTCTGATGGGAGACAAACCCAATCCACCCCTTGAGTACACAGGTTGGTGGTGTCCTACACGAGACAAGCCTACGGAACACGAATTTGTCAGAGGGACAGATAATCACTGTTGGTACTTCTGGGAGAGGAGTACGACAGAAGATACACAGACAATTTTTTATGGGAGAAGCTGAGGATGCTTGAAGAGGGGCAGATTGTTAAAATCAAAGACCAAAGGTACCTAGTGGTTTTCGTTGAATATAGTGGAACTTATAGCAACCCTTGGGTAAAGAACCTAGAGTTAAAAGGGATTAAAGATGATTAACTGGTGGCTTATCGGGTTTTTGGTTTTCTTGGGTTCAAGTTGGACTATAACACTTTTTAGGTCTATCAACAAAGATAAATTTGAAGGGGTTGTCACACTAATAATCCTTGCGGTTATTCTAGGGGTTATGTATATGGCAGGGATTCTAACGGAACTTTGGGGCATTTACAAATGATTACACAACGGGATATTAATGATTGGGTTGAGTCAGAGGAGTACTACAGTGGTGTTGATCCTGAGACTTGTGACCATAGCCCGCAAGGGCGGTGCAATATGACTGTCAGTGAGATGGTCCAAGAGTTTGCTAAGGTTACTGGCCAGACACCTACGCCAAGCCTCTATGTAAAACTTATTGGGGAAGAACTCGATGAGTGGACTAAAGAGGGGATGCGCAAGAGTGAGGGCGATCTAAAGGAACTTGCTGATCTTGTGTACGTTATCTACGGTTATGCCAATGCTATGGGCTATGATCTAGACACTGCTGTAAGACGTATTCATCAGAATAACATTGGACGTTGTGTTCAACCTGATGGAACCGTTACACGACGAAACGATGGTAAGATTCAGAAACGTAAAGATTACCCTGAAGTGAATCTCGAAGACCTAGTGTAAGAATAAAGGAGACTACAAATAATGAGCCCCTACAAATCCAACCTCAACCCTATGTTCCGAAGCAAGTTCTCAGAAGACATTTTTAACCATAAGTACCGTCATGAGGGCGCTGAAACTTGGTCTGCACTAGCAAAGACCCTTGTAGATGATGTGTGTAGTTCGGCTGGCGACCAAGCTATGACACAAGAAGACAAGGACCAGCTTGTAGAATACATCCGCGATATGAAGTTTATTCCCGGTGGTCGTTACCTCTATTATGCAGGTCGCTCAAACAAGTTCTTTAACAACTGCTACCTTCTGCGTGCCGAAGAAGATAGTCGTCAGGATTGGGCTAACCTTTCATGGAAGGCTGAAAGCTGCTTGATGACTGGTGGTGGTATTGGTGTTGACTACAGTGTGTATCGCGGCGAGGGCGCTCCTATTCAACGGACGGGTGGTCAAGCCTCTGGCCCTATCCCCAAGATGAACATGATTAACGAGATTGGTCGTCGTGTTATGCAAGGGGGTTCTCGCCGGAGTGCTATCTACGCAAGCCTTAATTGGAAACATGCAGATGTAAGGTCTTTCCTTAAGGCTAAGGACTGGGCGGATATGCCTGTTGCCGGTACTGGTAAGAGCCTGTGGGGCATTAAACAAGAGGACTTTAATTTCCCTGCCCCCCTCGATATGACTAACATCAGTGTCAACTACGATACTGAATGGTTGTTGAATTACTACAAGACTGGTGATCCGGGGGGTGTGTTTAAAGAGAATGTTCGCCAAGCACTGAAAACAGCGGAACCGGGCTTTAGCTTTAACTTCTTTGACAAAGAGAATGAGACCCTTCGTAACGCCTGCACCGAAGTGACTTCAGAAGATGACAGTGATGTTTGTAATCTTGGGTCTTTGAACCTTGGGCGCATTTCCGATATCCACGAGTTGCGAGATGTTGTCCGTCTTTCTACCATGTTCTTGATCTGCGGGACACTAAAGGCTCACTTGCCTTATGAAAAGGTTGATAAGGTCCGTGATAAAAACCGTCGCCTTGGCCTTGGCCTCATGGGTCTGCATGAGTGGCTAATTCAGCGTGGTTACAAATATGAAGTCACACCTGAACTACATAACTGGTTGTCTGTCTACAAAGGGGAAAGCGACAAAGTAAGTAAGGAGTTTGCAGATCGGTTGAGCATTACACGCCCTGTGGCTAACCGTGCCATTGCGCCTACAGGTAGTATTGGTATTTTGGCGGGCACTTCTACGGGTATTGAACCTATCTTTGCTGTGGCCTACAAACGCCGCTATCTCAAGGGTGGCAACCGTTGGCATTATCAGTATGTTGTGGACAGTGCAGCCCAAGAACTTATTGATCGTTACGGTGCAAACCCTGAGAATGTGGAGAGCGCACTTGATTTGGCAGATGATTATGAACGTCGGATTAAATTCCAAGCTGATGTACAGGATTATGTGGACATGAGTATTAGCTCGACTATCAATCTGCCCTCCCGAGGCTCTAAGCTGAACAATGAATCAACAGACGAAAAATTTGCAGACACACTGGCTTCTTATGCCCACCGTCTTCGTGGCTTCACTTGTTATCCTGATGGTTCCCGTGGTGGCCAGCCGTTGACTTCAGTGCCATATCAGGAAGCGGTTGATAAACTTGGTGAAGAGTTTGAAGAACACGTTGAGGCTCATGACATTTGCGACATAAGCGGCACTGGGGGGACTTGTGGTATCTAGCCCTTGTATACAAATCTGCAAGGTTGTAGATAACAAGTGTGTAGGTTGTGGGAGGACTATGGATCAGATACGGCTGTGGTCCTCCTACAGCGACCAACAACGAAAGGACATTATGGAAGCCTTAGGTAAATGAGATCATATGAGTACGTATTCTACAGGCTGAAGCAAGAGGGGCGAGAACCAAAGTTCTCCTCTCAACCATCAGGTGAGGAAGACCCTATGGCTAAACCAAAAGAGATCACTAAAAGAGGTAATAAGTATAAGGTTACTCTTGACATTAGGGGTAAGAAGTGTCATATAGGGTATACGAAGACGTTGGAACAAGCACTAGAGTTACTAGAACAGAGTAGGAAAGATGCTGGGTATGACTGATTGTAAAGGTAAAGTTCGTGTAGTTAAAGATACTACGTGGGATGGGGAGGGTTATCTTACTGTTGGTAAGATTTACGATGTTATGTGGAGAATCCCCGGAGGTTTCTTTACTCTTTTGGGTGACGATTATGGGAGGCAAATCCTCGATAACTTCAATAGACCAAACCACGGGTATGAGTATGAGGTAGTTACTGAAGACGACGAAAAGATTCTTGAACGTGTGCAAGACGATTGTCGCGTAGCTAATGATTCTGTAAATCACCCTAGTCACTACGGCCAAGGGAATATTGAAGCTATTGAATATATCGAAGACTCCCTTACCAATGAGGAATACATTGGATACCTCCGTGGAAATATTGCTAAATATCTTCATAGGTGGCGCTATAAGAATGGTGTAGAAGACCTAGAGAAAGCTAAATGGTATCTTTACAGACTCATTAAGGTAATGTCAGAATGATTGATATACTAACTCTGGTAGGTGTAGTGTTCCTGTGTTATTGGGCCTTGAAGCACTATCCACCTACACCCCCTTACGATTAGGAAACCCTAAGATAATGACGAATGAAATACTACTTATCGCTAACCTTGTAGTCTCACTATTTTTGGTTATTGGCCTTGGGTACGTCTGGAACATAATGGTGTCACTTTCTTCTATCAGTGTCTACACCGCACTGTACCTTAAGGATAAGTTTGAAGACTTTGGAGAGAATCAATATGATCACTAAGAGTATCTTTACTATTATACTTGCCGTTATGGTATCCGCTACTTCAGTGTATGCCTCATCTAAAGACCAATGTTATCAGGCAGCAGACCTTCTGGGGACTATGGCAGAAAGCCGTGACGAAGGGTTCCCGCCTGCAAATGCTATGAGGAATCTCCTGATGATGGGGTTCCCTTCAAAAACTGCAACTGAAATGGTTATGTATGTCTACTTCGTGATGTCTGATGAGAACCCTACTGAAATTAAGTCAGACTTTATGAACAAGTGCCTCGGGGACAAGACTTAAGGGTTACTCCAAAAAGGGTCTGTAGTAGAGTATAAAGCGGCAAACCAGGGGCCCCGAAACACCCAAAGCCTTAATAGGTAAGTACGCTGTTAGGCCGCACCAATAGAAACTAAGGAGTCTCGCAATGACACTTAACTTGTACGCTACTGACTATTGGGTCCCTTTTCCTACTTCTGAGTATGGCGGGCTAGTGGTTTTTGCTGCCACTGACGTTGATGAGGTAATACAAATGGCGAAGGGGATGACGTGGAAACACGATATGGAAAAGTATGGGGAGGCTATGTTTGACCCCCAAGATGTTAGAGTTATCGGGACTACTGACATCTTCAATTCTCCTTGCGTAGTTGAGGAGTTTACCACATAAAGAAAAACCCCCGCTACTTTCGTAACGAGGGCTACAGAAGCTCACTAGGGGTAAAACCTTAGTGGGCTATTTCTTTTCCAGCGCAGCAGCGCGTCGGCCTGTCGGCCTTTTCACAAGCATGCTTCTCAAGTAACGACCAATCTCACCGGGTGAGGGCAACAACCACCCAAGTACTAGCAGAAGGATTACCCACACAGGAACTTCATTGACCACTACAGTCTCGACACTATCAGACCTTACCTTGTTAGTATCGGC